GAAGTAAAAATGATAAGTTCAATAAAACCAGGGAGTTAGCCCATAAATAAAAATATTGCATATTAATATTATTTTATATAATATATATACTATAAATAAGGAGGTATTCTCATGAAGAAATATACACTAACTATAGAGTATGATGAAAATACCGAAGAGATTGAGTATATATCTGAGGAAATAGTATCTGAAGATAATCCCATTATTATGGGAGATGTAGATATATCGGAATACTTTGATGAAGATCTCCTTGAGTATATAGAGGAATGTTATATCATTGGGAAAGCATAATTTGCTACGCAAATTGTCTTGACCCCTTACGGGGTCGCAGGTTATAGGGAGAGTGAATGGATAAAAATATGGATAACATAGAGTTAAATAATACAATTAGAGCATTAAGTAGGTCTATAGAGGATGTTATATACAGGGTGTATACATTAGAAGATAATATAGCTACTGTTAATGCATATATTGAAGATAACAAAGGAGAGAAGAATGGCAAGTCTAGACGGTTACAGCTTGAACGAGAAGATTGATAAGGTAAAAGCTGAGATTGATGAAGACCTATTTCAATTACAGAAAGCATTTGCAAATCTGTATGAATACATGAAGCAAATAAAAGTCGAGATTTCTCCAGAGGAAATTAAAGAGAAGAAGACTTCTAAAGCTAAAACAAAGAAGAAAGGAGCTAAGAATGCCTAAAGGAGGACTTAGTTATAAATCGTACGCATCTTGCGTTAAAGATGCAGCAGCAAATGGAGTCTCTGCAGCCCCTTGCAAGCAATTAGCAAGCTCTGGCCCTAATATGCCAGGAAGCCCGGGTAACAGCATGCCTTCACCACAACCACAACCACAAGCATTAAATAAAAGAGCTATGAATCCAGGTGGGCCAGGTATTACACCTCAGCCTAATCCTAGGATGGCACAAGGCAATCAAGTTGCTAGCGGCAATCCAGGAATGAATCCAGGAGGACCTCGAAGATTACGTCCAGGTGGACAAAACTTACCTATACAACCAGGTGGACCAGGCAGAATGCCACAAGGCAATCAAGTAATGTCAGGACAAGGACCTGCAGGAGTTAGACCAGGTAATGTTGTTACACCTCCAGCTCAAATGGGACCAAGACCTTTACGTAAAAAAGGACGAGGACCTGCACCAGTACCACCAGGACCAGGTATACGTAGACGGACATATTAATGCCCAAAGAGGAAAAAATACCAGCAGGCTATCATAAGTGACCATATAGTGGAGATATTCACCCGGTGGGTGATCATCATACAATTAAAGGAAGGTTAGCTAAAGATATGGGCCTGCGTTCTGGTACAGAAGTGCATGGAGAAGAGACTGGCACTGTAGAGTACCTATATCAACCCGTTAAATACAAAGAAGGTGAGTAATTGCGGTTTTATAAAGTAAATAGAGTAGAGCATAAAGTCTATGACCCAGAAGATACGCTACCAGAAGGATTGATTGTTCAGTCTGATTGGAGAAGGGGAGAGGTTGGCGATTGGGTTAAAGCAGATGATGACTGCATTATTCAAGTACTTAGGCGAGGCAAAATGCAAAAACCTAAAGGTAAACATAGAACGGTTGGGTATATAGGTACTTGTACCGGTACATTTCCTATTTCAAGGGCTAAGATGGATACATCTAAACGCATTAACATATATTCTTTTGGGGGAGGGAAGTTATCGGATGATGTTATTGGTGATAGAACTAAGTTAAATAAAAACGAACGAATGTTCGTAACTTATGTTTCTATGGGGATGGATCCTGAGTCAGCTTACATGAAAGCATATCCCACGAAGAATAGTAGATATGCTAGAGTAAAATCTGGCCAATTAATAAGTACTGAAAGGGTTATGACGGCTATGAAAGAAGAACTGAAACCAGTTTTTGAAGATTTAGATATTAGCGAGAAATATGTTTTAGAAGAAATAAAGGGGGTAATCGACTCTACTGAGAAAGATGAAACTCGTTTAAAGGCATTATTCAAGCTGGCAGATATTATGGATATGGAAGATAAGAATAAGACAACGGTGACACAAGTAACAGGAGCACTTTTTCAGGGATTTTCAGATGATGAAATACAAGCAGCAGAAAGACCGAAAGAAATCTCGACTGGATCTTAAGGGACTTAAAGTCCTTGCTCAGGGGAGAGTAAAGAAGGAAATAGAAAAAGAGAGATGGGATATTTGTAAAGAATGTCCTGATCTAACTAAACTAAATCGATGCCTACATTGCGGATGTTTTATGAAGGCTAAAGTAAAATATAAAAAAGCCTCATGTCCTTTAGCGATATGGGATGCGGAGAAATAATGAACAACCCTATGCAACAACAGGAACAGGATATTACGCCTGAACAACAAAAAGAATTAACTTCATACTTTGAAGATATGATGATTAATGACTGGATTAAGAGTGAAAAGGCTTTAACTTTTGCTGCAGATGCAGGAAATACACCTTATGATTCATTGACAACAAGTGATCAAGATGCTCTTAATGAACAGGTATTTAATTTTTATAATCAAATATATACTGATATGATTGTAGAGGATCAAAATTCTCCTAATATTACATTTGAAAACTTTGTATTGCTTTATAATCCAGAAAAGGATTTTAAGTCTGACTTGTTAAATTTTTCACTAGGCAGTAAAGAAAGTGATGCAACTGTATGGCAAGATAGCTTTGGTACCAATACTGATCTTCATAAAGCATCAGCATTAAAAGGGTATCAACATAGTTTAGTAGAGATGGGAGCAGCCATAGAAGATGGCCAATCTCAACCTACATAATGTATCTAAAATGGAAGAGCAGTTACTGCTTGCTAAAAATGATTTAGTCTCATTTGGCAAATTATTTCTTCCTGATGACTTTATGAGAAGTGAAACTCCATTCTTCCATTATGAAGTATGCGATGTTTTAAATGATTTAGATATAAAGCAGGTAGCAGTTATATTACCTCGTGGTCATGGAAAAACAGTTCTTACTAAGTGCTCAATTATGCATGATTTTGTATTTGCTAATGAGCCTTTATTCTATGGTTGGGTAGCTGCATCAAGCAAAATATCTATACCAAATTTGGATTATGTAAAATATCACTTGGAATATAATGATAAAGTTCGTTATTATTTCGGTGATTTAAAAGGAAGAAAATGGACCGAAGATGACATTGAACTTAAAAATGGCTGCAAACTTATCTCTAAATCAAACCTTTCAGGTATACGTGGCGGGGCTAAGCTGCATAAGCGATACGATCTTATCATCCTTGACGATTTTGAAGACGAAAATAATACCGTTACGCCTGAGTCTCGTTCTAAAATTTCAAATCTTGTTACGGCTGTGGTCTTCCCTGCTTTGGAACCAGGTACAGGGCGTTTGCGTATTAATGGTACGCCTGTGCATTTCGATGCATTTATTACAAACATTCTTAACGGGTACGAAAAAGCTAAAACAAAAGGTGAAGACTTTTCTTGGAATGTAATTACTTACAAAGCTATCCAAGAGGATGGAACACCTTTATGGCCCTCATGGTTTGGCCACGAGGAAATGGAGCGAAAGAAAAAGTTTTATTCGGACAGTGGACAACCGCAAAAGTTTTACCAAGAGTATATGATGGAGGTCCAGAATGAAGAAGATGCAATCTTTACTCGAAATCATTTACGATATTGGGACGGGCACTTTTATAAAGACGAAGATACTGGTATTGGATATGTTAAAACCCAAGAAGGAGATCATAAACCAGTCAATGTATTCGTGGGTGTTGACCCTGCTACAGATAGTACTCGCAGGGATAGTGATTTTTCTGTTTTATTGGCTGTGGGCGTTGATGCTGACAATAATTGCTACGTTCTTGATTATTTACGGAAGCGTTCTTTACCCGTACTTGGTATACCAGGAGATGCTAAAAAAGGAATTGTTGATTACATATTCCAATATAACAAAACGTATGATCCTAGTTTATTCTGCATTGAAGACACGACTATGTCAAAACCAGTTTTTCAATCGATTAATGCAGAAATGAGAAGAAGGAATAATTTTACAGTAAAGTATTGTGCTGAGAAGCCTGGCACTAGGATGTCAAAAAGGGATAGGATACAGGAGATATTAGCTCAACGATTTGCAGTTGGGGGAATATATATAAAGAAAGATCATTATGATCTTCAAAGAGAAATATTAACTTTTGGGCCTAGGATGGGACATGATGATGCAATTGATGCATTAGCATATTCTTGTAAGTATGCATATCCTCTTAAGTCAATAAAGCAAAAGAAATCAGGTGATTGGTATAAGCATAAGCCAAAAGCTAAAAATTGGGTAACGGCATAATGAAGAAAAATATAGGTGACAAGTTAAGATCAGAGCCTGTTAATATCAGAAGCTCTCAAAAAATTAATGACACAAAGAGATCTAGGAGAAAACTAGGATTACCGCCAAGATCAAGAAGCGGAAAAGTATTAGAAAGAACATTAGGGGCTCCTTTGATGGCTGGTTTTTACGGGACTGATGATAGATCAAATGAGTGTCCAATAGGATATATTTATGACCCTTCTACTGGCTCATGTATTATTGACTGGAACCAAAATACTGTACCTCAGCCATGGGACTGGAATCCAGCAATGGGAAATAATTGGGGTGGCTGGACTGGAGGTCCACCAAATATAATTGATGAAAGCATAGATGCCGGAGATGTTTCTCTCAATCCAGATCTTCAGCCTGGATTTGGTTCTGAGGATTATAATCCTACCGGTGAATCTTTTGGATTTGGTAACATGGGATTAGATTGGGGGGATTATAATCTTGGGGGTAGCCCATTTATTTATAATACGCCCCCTACTAGTGGCGAAGTTGATCCAGATTCTCCACTGTACTATGATCCATTTGCAGGTGGACCAGAGGATCAGCCTGGATTCGGCTGGGGTCAATATGATCCAGATAGTGGACCAATAGATTGGGGTAGCTTAGGATTGGATTGGGGAGAGTATGATATTGGAGAAGATTATTTAGAACCAATAATTGATGAAGATCCTGCAGAGGATTATGATACATCTGATGACCCTATACAAGGGTGTCCAGGGCCAATATGCCCAGATGGCTCATGTGCATATCAACTATCAAATGATCAAGGACCTGCAGGGCAATGGTATTGTGGTGATGGACCTGGTACCGGTGGTGTAGATCCTGGTGGATATTTACCTGGAGGTAACTAATGGCGAAAAAATTAAAAAAAGGTAAACCATTAAGTAAAACAGTAGGAGTTCCTTTGGCTGCTGCATATGAATTATACCAAGAGGGCCCTAATGAATATATTCAAAACTGGAATACTATTGGTGGGTTTGAAGGTGAGACTGGTTGGAGCGGTATGGGCGGAGGAGGATACATTTACGATCCACCTGTGGATGAAACTGGGGATTTTGATATTGTTGTATGTGATGGATCAAATTTCTTTGAATTGGGCTTATGCCCCAATTGTGAACCACCAGATCAATGGGGTCAATGCGGTCCAAATTGGGGCGTTGATCCTGGAGATCAAGGAGAGGAAGAGTGGGATGCGTGGGATGAAGGAGATCCAGGTTGGGATTACCCCTGGGAATCTTGGGAAGAAGATCCAGGTTGGTGTGCTGATAATGGAACTGTTTTTGATCCCAATACCGGACAATGTGTCCCAGGATAGGAGAATAAAAGTTTATGCCTAAATTTGGAAAAAGTAGTAAAAAAAGATTAGCAACTTGTGATAAGAGATTACAAGATGTATTTAATGAAATAATTAAGCATGTAGATTGTAGCATTTTGGAGGGTCATAGAAGTGCTGAACGACAAGATAAATTATTTGAAGAAGGAAAAACTAAAGTTAAGTACCCAAATGGCCGTCATAACGCTGATCCTTCTAGGGCTGTTGATGTGGCCCCTTATCCTATTGACTGGGATGATCGTGAGCGTTTCCACCTTTTTGCAGGGTTTGTTATAGGCATTGCAAAAGGTATGGGTATTAATCTTCGTTGGGGTGGTGACTGGAACCAAAACTTCGAAGTAGATGACAATCAGTTTGATGACTTCCCACATTTTGAAATAAAGGATTAATATGGCAACATTAAAGATAAATATAACCGAGTCAATAACATTAAATGGAAGTAATTACGGTTCTAAAAATACAGTAAGTATCAGTGGTATAAATGAAGTGGAAAAAAGTTTGATATCAGTTCTTGCTGCTACTAATGGAACCGCAATTTTTAAAAGCGGAACAACAGCAGCACATGGACAGCATATACAGAGTGATGTAAAGTATGTGAGGATTACAAATACAGATTCTAGTAATTATGTAACTTTAGCTCTATTTGATAGCACTCCAACTGATGCTGGAGCCCAATTTAGATTAGAGGCAGGAAAAAGCTTTATACTTGGCAACGTTGATGAATTTGACATGCAAGATGATATAGATGATGCTGTTCAGCATGATATTAATTTAATAGAAGCTAAAGCAAACTCAGCTGCAGTTGTACTTGAAGTATACGTAGCAACAGCATAAGGATTATAATATGGCAACATTAAAAGTAAATATAACAGAATCAATAACACTAAATGGTAATAATTTTGGTGCAAAAAATGTAGTATCTTTAACTGGAGTTAATGCAGTTAATAAAAGAGTTGTTGAATGTATCACTGGATCTGGGGGGACTCAAGTATACGCCGGTGGTGCAGCAACTGGTCCAGGTACATTTATATCAGCTAATGTAAAATATATCAGGATAACTAATACAGAAGCAGTTGGTGGTAATTTTGTAATATTACATCTTGCTGGTGACAGCCATGAGTCAATGCATAAGTTAGATGCAGGAGAAAGCTTTATATTATCTACTCCAGTTGGATTCGATACTGAGCAATCAGATATAGATAATTATAGCGGAGTAACTATTGATACTATAAAGGCTAAAGCAGACACAGGAGCAGTTAAGTTAGAAGTTTACGTAGCAACAGCATAAGGATATTATGGCTAAAAAGAAAACAGCAGATAGAATAAGAGATCTTTTCAATAAGGTTAATTCACGTACTCGTACGCAATGGGAGTATATTAATCAAAAAGGCTTTGATTTTGCTAATGATAACCAATTAACAGAGAATGAACGTATTGCATTAGAAGAGCAAGGAATGCCTACATTCACTATTAATAGAATTATGCCTGTTGTAGAGATGCTTAATTTTTATGCTACAGCTAATGACCCAAGATGGCAAGCAGTTGGAGCAGATGGTAGTGATACTGATGTAGCTGCTGTTTTTTCAGATATATCTGATTATGTATGGTATATATCAGATGGCAGTACATTATATGCGAATGCAATTAATGATGCCATTACAAAGTCTACTGGATACTTAATGCTTAGTGTTGATCATGA